CATAATCAATATTTCTCCCATCTTCAATATTTAATCCTTCCATCTTTTTACAAATAGAGAAATTATCCACAAGAAGTGTATAGCATTCATTTCTTAAAATATGTCCAATATTCTCTGGATAAAGAATGTTGATCACAATAGGGATACTTCTATTATTTACCTTACCAGAGCGCAACAATCTTAACAGGTCATTTTCACATTTACTCTCTAACATTGCTACATTATCTATATAGATCACAGTTGAACGTGTATCAAATAATTGTAAAGTATGATTGTGTGATTTGAGTAGAATATCATAGGTGTTCTTAATATCAAAATCAATTTCTAAAACCATATTATATCTATTCCGCAATTCTTTAGAGATCCATACATCACCTATGATCACCAGAATACTACTTAGTGAAAGAGGTTGTTTCCTATCATAACTGTCTAACCATTCAAACACTGTTTGATATAAAGTGTTTGTCATACTGACATTATAGTTGTTCTTTGTTAAATATGTCATCTATTTGTTATATCTCAAACAGTATAGACAATGACGCAATCATTATAGTTCTTCCTAAGAATATCACTATGGAAGAGATCATAGAACGTCTGTCAAACGCCTATCAACAGAAAATAGATATTGTGGGTAAGCAGAACACCTTTGTAGATGTCCTTGAAGAAAATGTTCATCATACAAATATCACTTATGTAAAACAGAAATGGGAGAGAATATTAGAGCCATTGTATCACTACACAACTTTTACATCACAAAATAAGGTTTTATGGGCTTACAAAATAAGCTATGACAAACGAATATGTGTATTAGAGAACAGTAAAAATAAACATACACTAATGGTATGTAAAGAATACCAGACAGTTAGAGGAAACAAGGTATTTTATATTCAAGAGATCCAGAAAAATCAACTTACAGGATATCTAAAAATAAAAAATAATTATAAACAAATACCAATCAATATTGTCCTAAATTATAAAGATATACCACACTTTCTAGCGTTAGTTTGATGTTAAAGATAGGAAAACAATATAGAGCACTAGTGTAATTATAGGGGTGATTATATAAAGAGACAATAATGAGCTATCCGGATCATCCGCAACAAAACCAGGATTTTTTAGATCACCATTATTGAACAGTGGGGTTGGTTGAGTATAGTATAAACCTAACAACACGAGTATAAGCAACAACAAGACAAAGAAAACTCTAAGAACAGACATATTTTCTATTCTACAAGACCTTGATATATTTTTTAGGAGAGGAAAATATATAAAGATAATGTATTCACATTATGTATTTTCCTTTTCAGTATTTCTAATAATCACTATTATACTCTATATACTTGTTCAGTATTATCACTATCAAACACTTCTCACTGAACATTTTGAAAACAAAACAAACAAAACAAACAAAACAAACAAAACAAACAAAACAAAAATTCGCGTTGATCCACTAGATTATTACAATAAATATAGGGTTGATCGTAATTATAATGTAGTGTATAGAGAAGATCATTACGTTCTCAGTGTTTCTAGGAAAAACATTAAACCATTAATAGGTTGCATTTATAACTTGGAAGGTTTAACAGTAGGCTACACAACACGTTCTGGGTATAACATTGCTCGCGCGATTGTAAAAGGACACCGAATGGATGACAGCAAAATTACATACAAAAAGATAAAACTTGTCAATTTAGGATCAATAGATATTGCGATTATAACATACCCTAAATCACGCATAAATGATCTATTGAATGATCCTTTCTTACATATATTCGGTTTTGGTGATATGGATATTCACCGAATAAAGGCGTTCTATCCTTTCATTAAAGGATCATTGCGAGACATACGTAGTATATCTACAAATGATCCCATTGCGAAGGTTGAAAACAATTCATCTACATTAATACTTGAAATACAACCTTTCATTATAGAAAAAAAAACTAAAAGAGATGAAGATAAGGAAGACTTTAAAGATATCAATGATCAACCTGGATATGCTTGTTATGGTATGCCAGATATTCTTAACAAACATCTTTGTAATAGCCCTTATGATCACATAGGAAATCCTAAACCATATTTTAGTACTTGGGACAAAAAGTGTAGAAATAATACAGATTGTCCATTTTATCGTGTAAATGGTGATGAACGCGGAGAGTGTATGAAAAATACTGGAATATGCGAAATGCCGGTAGGTGTAAAAAAACTAGGATTTACTAAGTATTACGATAAAGGCAGATATAAACCTTTTAAATATCCGAATGGAGATTATGTTTTTCCTAATGACACACAAGAACGTATAAGAAATAAAAGAAATATTGTAGCAAAGATAGATAATTGAATAGAATGTCTCAAACATTTGTTCTATTGAAATCGGAAAATAATACCACATACACACAAGAATATCCCTTCATATCAGACCTAAATCTATACAACCATTCACAGATAATAGCATTCTTTGCGGATTTTATTATCAAGATGGGATGGAATATACTAGATAGGTATGTAGCAGTCGGGGAACTTCAAGATTATGTTATATATGAAAATGGCGAGATGTATATGATGCACGATAGTGGTTAAATTACTTAATTTATCCATTTTTGGAAGCGTTCTACTATGTTATCATTACACCACCATTTCTTCTTATTATTATCCCACTTAGCTCCTAATGATTTCGCCATATCCTTATCACAATAAGGAACATTTAGCCATATCTTAGACATTATTTGATTATCACAACCTTCTTCACCTACGTCGCCTTTGATAGACATAACAGCAAGTCTATCTGCTTCTTTGTTTCCTAAGGAGTGTTGATCTGTTTTCCCGGAGTGTGCTTCAATATGTCTTAGACTTACTCTTTTTTGTGACACGAGTTCATACAACTCTCTAACTAACCATCTATTCTTAGTTTTCTTCCAGTTTTTCATCTCTTCTTTGCGACCAAATGTAGTGCCACATAATATAACATAATTTGAATCAGTATATATAATATATTCACTAACATTATCTCCTAATATATGGATACACTCAATTACCGCCATTAATTCAGCAACGTTGTTTGTGTGTAATTGTTCATTACCTTCACGATATTTACCACCTAAACAAAACTCACTAACTTGTTTAGATACATTCCTAGGATCATCTTTACCAAAGTATATACCATATCCAGCTCTACAATTCGGTAGTCCGTTGTTAGAACTTGCTCCATCTGTATAGACAAAATTCATCTCTATAAATATTTATACAATTAAATAACTTATTTACACATAACACATCTTTAATAATATCATTCATTTTTTTGATAGAAGTAAGTAAATAAGTAAATAAGTAAATAAATAAGTAAAGGATGAATAACGAAATCCCACTGTTTAATGTAGTATTGACAATATTAGTCATTTTTTTAACATTTAGCTTAATTACCTTTGACAATATAGAAAAGTTTGAATCTACAAAGAAGATCAACTCTATTCCAGCAGATATATCTTTTATCCCTAGATACCAAAATGCCTATTACTTTCAACCGGACAATAAAGATTATATTGATAGTCTTAAAAGAGTTCTAGGAGGTGTATGTCAATCAACAGATTTTCCAGATGGAGAATGGTTATACAATACTGATAATGATCCTGCCTATGTAAAAGGATTGTATATTCAACTTTATCAAAACGTAGTGGATAGTGTTATACGTGTTGATCATCAACGTGTTGTGCGTGATCGTATCCGTCGCTTTATGTTCTTAGAAGATGGGATACTATTTGATGTGGAATTTCTCTTACACACGGAAGGGAAACCTTTCGCGAAACACATTTCTTTAAATGCGTTAGTGGAAAAAAACGAAAAAATTGTTATTAAAGACATAACATTGATAGGGAATGTTTCTGAAAGCGATCTATAATTCATGTGTCATTTTCATCTTCTCCACGATAAACATTTTCAATTTCACCTTCATTATCCTTCATTCTGTTCTGCATCGTAATATAATTGTAATCTACCATGTAATTAGATACACCCATACCTTTCTGCTGGATGAGTATTCTTTTCATTTCAGGATCAAGTTGATCTAATATATCAATTGCATTCTTTTTATATTCTTCACGTCGTTTTTCAACATATTCTTTATATTGTTCTTTTGTGAGTTGTTGATGATATTTCTTGTAATCTTTGATAGCATCACGAATATAATCAAATGGGCAATAAACATTATCTTTTAAATACTTGAAGATTGATATTTGTATTGGTAAACCTTCTTCATTCACTAGATCATTGGTTAAATCATAAGTTTCTCTTAGTACATTGTGTTTCAATAAATATGCTGTTAATACACGCATAATTATCATTTTCTTATTATTGATATCCTTGCTAGATGAACAAATATGATCAAGTTGACTTAACATATTGTTAATAAACATTAGATCTTTGTGTAGCAACGATTTAATACGATTAATATCACAAGATATTATTGCTATCTTTATAAGAGGTTTCACTAATCCATTCTCTATAAAAAAAATGATATCTTGCTCATTTCTAAATGTGTTGATTGCCGCATTTACATAATCATTCATACCTTTTTGAATTCCTACTTTATCAAAGGGATTCATTGTTCCTATAACATTGTCATTGTCATTGTCATTCTCAACAATCCCAAAAAGATCTTTAAGATCATCAATAAATTCAAAATGTATATCTAGTGTAAAATCATTTACTATCAATGGTTTAATATCATCAGGTTCCAACTTGTAATTTTCATAATTTTCTACTATATCTTTACTAGGATATTCAATCTGACAAGGATTCCATACTGGAATATTGTTGATAGTATCAAATTTATTCATATACTCCTTGATATGTTTAAGATCATTGTCGTCCTCATTAATATCATTAAACGCCTTGAAGTCATTCCCTAAAATCTGCTTGCAGCAACTTTGAATATATTTATTCATTATCTTAGATTTTTGAGTTTTATGACTTGGCATATATAGCAACGCTTTGATATATCTCTCATATGTAGGATCCTTCTGTAATTTTAAAATAGCTTTTTTGAGTTGCAGATCTTCTTTTTCTTTTTCCACAATACCTCTTTTTTTTTGTATATTCGAAAGCCATTCTTTTAAATAACTATGATTGAATAAAACTTTTGTGATATTAGTGATCATTTTACTTGTTGATAAAGCATTAGCACCCCCCAGTTTTTTATTGATCTCTTTAATTTCTTTCGCATTCATATTACTGATATTATCATTCAATATATGGACAACACAATAAACAATATAATCCAATAATGTTCCAGATTTCTTGATCATATTCTCATTTTCATTCACTACAACTAATAAATATGTATCGTTCAATCTCCACATACTTGTAAATTTATCAAATGGTTTATAATCAGGCAAAGTATTGTTATTATCTACTATCTTTTCAGCAAGTTGTAGATACCAGATGGTTAGATAATAGTAAAAATCTTTTACAGTATCTATCTTTTCATCACTCAGCTCTTTGAATATATTGACAACCCCCTCCCATTCAATAGGCAATCCGGTAGTTTTATATATTAAATCAACAATAGGTTCGTCTATTTTTTCTGTTTCTTCAAAGACTTTCTTAGAATCATTCCCAGTAAAAATCTCTTCATCTAATAGTTTCTCATTATCTCTATAATCAGAAGTATCTGCTTCAATGATTTCTTTCAGCTCCGACAAATATATGATACCAGTATTTACTTTATAACTATTGATATATTCTTGGTAGATATTCTGGTGAGTTTCTTGAATTGATCTTTTTTTACTTACCTTTTTCTTGATGTTTTCAATACTTTTGAGAGTAATCATCGTATCTTTAAGACATTCAATTGATTTCATATTTGCGTGATATGCTAAATGTTCTCTTAGGTGATATTTTATCTCTTCTATATTCATACCTGATGTCTCAATAGTAGTAGCTATCTGATCAGGACTTAACATAATCCCATTAGAAGAAGGAATAATTAGTCTTTTCTGTAATTCTTCTATTTCATTGCTGATTTGTTCAACAAGTGCCTCTGTGTTTGTTTCAAACAAAGCAATGGAACTATCAATGTGATCATATAATGCGAGTGGATTTTGATTATGACTGTTATGATGATTGTGATTACAAAGTTCATTATGATCAACAACTTTTTTAGAGATACCTAAGGTATTTTTAGAAGGTTTAAGATTATTAATAATATTTACATCATCCTTTGTAATATTTTGAATATTTCTACCTATCCTTTTCAATTTATTGTTAATAGTTTGAAGATCATCCCCATCTATCAACTCTAATAGTGGATGTGTATCCTCTACAACTCTTTCTTCAACCGGATTAATACGGTTGTATATCGATTCATCCAACTTAGTATTCAACCGAAATGCAGACGATAATATAGGAATTTCAATAAAATCATATGCTTCATCTACATAGTATTGACGTTGTATATTCTCATTAACAACTTCAATCAGCATCTTTGTTTTAGGTGTTATTCTATCAATAGGATCATTAACAGAAAATTCTGAGAAATTATTAAAAATCTTATCTTTTTCTCTCTTCCCATTTATTGGATCATCCTTATATATTTCAAAATTATTCACAATGTCTTCTAAAAGGTATTTTCCGATAGTATAGTCTGGTGCCATTGTGCGATATAACATATTTTGATGCTTGGATTTTTCATCTTTATCAATAAGTTGCTTAAAAGTCTTAAAAATCCTCAAAGACTTCTTCTGATCAATAAATAGATCTTGGATATTAATCTTCATTTCATCATCACTAAAAATATTCACTTGAACATTATCAATATCTAAATCAGGAATCTCTAAAATATCAATAGTCCCTAAGTCTTGATCTTCTTGATATTCCTGTTCTCTGTCTGAATCATTATCTCCTTCACCTCCTAGACTTAATCCAATATTAGTTTTAAGACCATCACCATAGTTAAAAAGATTTTGTGTGATATAACCGCCATTACTATCTATACTATCTATACTATCATTATCATCATTATCATCGATATCATTACTTTGGTTGTCATCAAATTGCTCACTCAATAGTTTGATATCATTGTTTTTTCTTAAAAGATTAAAATCAATATTTTGAGTGTTTGCTAATAGTTTCAAATCATCTTCGTTTAACATTAGTGTATATTGTTTGATATATACTATTTGAATATATTTTAGTTTTCTTTGATATTCAACTTAGCATAAGCATTCCATTCTTCTTGAATGCCCCTAAGATCCACTATAAGCTCATCCACTACAATTTTAAAAGTCTCATTAAATACATATGCATCTGTAGTGTTTTCTAATGTAAATTTAAACTCCATAACATCATATACTGGATCAGGAACATTATATCCTGCATACAAACATTTTTTCCCATTGGACAACTTATTTTTTTGATCTAAAACATATTTTTTATGGAAATAACTTTGAATGATATTCCCCGTAGTATGTGTTTCACCTTTGAACATAAATAACATACTTGTTTCATTCATTATTGCGGAATAGATCAATACGTCTCTATCGTTTTTTGTTACAGCATCCACTAAATTGTTCAATTTTTCAATAAGAACACTGATGGCTTTGTCAATAATCTCTCGAAAGGTATATCCATTTATAATCTCAAATCCTAGTTTAATTGTTTTTGGTGATCCATCTTTATTCTTGTAATATGACATTTCACGTTCTACTGGATCTTTACTAGTATCATTATTGTCAAAATCAAAATAAACTGACGGACCTGATACTGCTGTGAAATTCGCATGATAAATACCTGTTTTAATAAATGTATGTGCTGTCAAGGCTAGTCTTTTTTTGTAATCTAGATAGATAGTATTCGAGTTATACTTATCATTATTATGAACAAACGGTGGAAGTATCTTATTACGCTCATTATCACTTAACTTATTTTCTCCATTGTATAGATCAATGTGTTCAGTAGTTACTGTCATTGTTTGTTTAGATGCTTGTTTGTTCTTAATATCAATCTTCATAGTAAGTCCATTTTCACTATACTTTTCAATATCTGCCATACTTAGATGTAATGGTATCAAACCTATACGATGAGAAATAAACTCATTAGAAAACTTTGTCTCATTCTCTGTAATGCTTACAGAAACTTCATTACCTTCTCCTATAACACCTAATACAGGTATATCACTTATCAAAACTCTTCGAAGAGAATTTATTACGGATAGATCAATCCCTTGTATATGGATAATGATACGATCGTCAATAAGTTCATGCTTCACAAAAGGCATATTTTTTAAATGTATTCTATCTATGTTTATATCATTTTTTTTGTAAAACTTGAACTACATAAACAGTTATATGAAATACTAAGTATATACAGTATATACAATGTCATCTATTCTTTTCACTAGCACTGGTTGTAAGCATTGTAATATACTTTTACAAACTATCAACCGTTATGATCCAAAATCAATTTCCATTAAGATCGTGTATATAGAGGATCTTAATGGAAAAGTTCCATCTACAATACACAGTGTTCCAGCATTGTATTTTGTAGATACAAAAGAAGTTATTTTTGGAAAAGATGTGTTTGATTATCTGTTTCTTCCTGGAAGAGGTAAGCTAGTTGTAAGTTCTTCTTCTACTAGAACAGATAATAATGCTTCTTCATCTAAAGACACATCTGGTCCTATGAATCTAGGTGATACTCCACTTGTTCCGCAAGCCATATCAACAAGTTCTATGGAATTAATGTTTGAAGAGTTGGAATATGAGAAAACAGACAAAGACAATGAAATCCATAACACAATGGAACAATGGGAAAATCTAGATAGTAAAGACAATACTATGAACTCAACCACAATGATGAACTTAGATGTAAAACAAGATTTTAAGGATAGTAAGAAACTTCCTACATTAGAAGAGATAATGAAAGAACGCGAGAATATTTCCTAGAACATTTACGTATTACGTCTATCTATAAACATTAATAATAGAGACATAAATAAAACTAGTTATCTTTATTGTAAAAATTGCTATTTACTATAATGAGTGCGGGTATTTATGTATTCAATCAGTATTACTTTGACTTACTGAAAAAATTAAAGCAATGTGCTAAGAAACTTAAAGATCGCAGCGCAGTAGCGAAACAAGTAAGCATTAGTATAAAGAAACATTATGCTACTTTTGATAAGATGTCTAATGATCATCTTGAATATATCTTAGAAAATATACCTGATACCTTTTGGACAAAATTAATTCGTCTAGAAAATGTAGATGGAGAGAAAGATGATGATGATAAAGTGAAAGAAGAAGATAATAAAAAAGAAGAAAAGAAAGAAGAAAAGAAAGAAGATAATAAAAAAGAAGATGAGAAAGAAGAAGAAAAGAA